ACGATAGATGGAGCCTGACCGAACACATCAGGCAGAAGGATGCACAATGATCAACACAATCGAAACAGTCGAAACAATCGCATATGCAGAGACGGCAATGTTCTTTTACCTGATCACGTTGGTTGCAAACAATGCGGCCAACGATGTCGCACTATTCCCCGACTCAAGCGCAGTGCGTGAGGAGTACGCCGGACTCCTCGAGGCTGCCAATAGTGCACAGATGGCACTCGAGAAGGCACGCCGACAGGTAATGGCATATTTCAGCGTGATGGCCATGGACGAGCTCGAGGCGGTCGCACTCCGCAACAGGATTGAAATGAACCCCGATCAGATCCTGTCAGTACTGATCGAAGCAAAGAAGGAGATGGCCCGATGAACAGGCAGCCTCTTGATACAAAGATCGCAATAACCGAAACAGATTTATTGATATACGCATTGGGGTTTGCTGAGTTTTATTTGCGCATATTCAATGAATGTGAACATATCCCAAGCATTGCGAAAGCTATAAAGCCGATTGAAGATGCCCAACAAACGTTTACTTTAGAGCTTCTTTTATGTTTGTTCGCCGATGAGCATGGCAACCTTCCTGAGCAATTCAATTTAGGCAAACTGCATGCACATGTGCAGCAATCAGCATTAGGCAAGCTTGCATTTGAGCTTGGTCAAAAATATAAGCAGGAGGCGCGATGAACACACTAGATCAGAAATTGCAGCAACTTGGCGTCACCCTGTTGATGAATAGATTGCTGGGTAATTGCGCTTTTTCGCGATTAGATGCTGAGGGGATGTGGGATTGGAAAGTGGAAGCAGCCTCAAAAGCACAAAATCACATCATGAACACTACAGAGCAATTATTGACCAACATCATCGCCGACTTGCAAACAACGGAGTCTGCGCGGCCCTTGGTTGCAATGCTCACCTCAATTGACGCGCCGCCACCAATATGGCAGTGGGCAGAATGGATAGATGAAGAGCTGGATGCACAAAAGGAGGCTCGATGATTCTGAATGATCTCCAGATTCGCGCATTATGTGAAGGGGATGAGTCATGGATGATTGCACCATATGCAGAAAAGCAATACAGGCAGATGTGGTGCAGTCGTGCAACAGATCGCACCATCCCCGTGATCAGTTTTGGCCAATCATCGTTTGGATATGATATCCGACTTGGAACCGATGGGTTGCATCGATTTGTCGATCCAACCATAGATCATGCTTCCATTTGGTCAGATAGTTGGCGTGACGACCTGAAACCGCTGGTTTTGCCAACAATTGATCCAAAAAGCTTTGATGCGACCAAATGCATCACAAATCTTTCTGTGGAACGCGATAAGACAGGCACATTTTACACGCTTCCCCCTCGGGCCTATGCGCTTGGTGTCAGCGTCGAGACGTTCGACTTGCCGCACAACGTCTTCGGAATCTGCTATTGCAAGTCCACATATGCCCGTTGCGGTCTGATGGTCAACACAACGCCACTCGAGCCTGGCTGGCGCGGTCAGCTGGTTATCGAGCTGGCCAACCTGACAGATCTGCCGATGAAGGTGTACGCCAACGAGGGGATTGCGCAGGTGGTATTCTTCAAGGGCGATCGACCAGCCGTGACCTATGGTGACAGAGCAGGGAAGTATCAAAACCAGACAGGAATCACAACCGCCAGAATTTAGGAGGCACAATGAACAACCAGAACGATATCACCTCAGAATATCGCACCTCATTCGACTGGATCATGTTTCTGATGATCCACTTGGTTCTCATCGGTGGCATTGCCTACGCCGGGTTCCGTATCTACGGGGCTCGGCTGGGTGTCTGGGTGGCAGCGTCAGCGTTTATCGCCGGTGTCACCAGCTCATATCTCTTCGCGAAGATCGTCCCCGGCGAGACGATAATGAAGATCTTACTGGGCCTATCAGTCGCGGCCAATGCCGGATACCTGGTGCACAATGGAGCGCAGGCCATCGGAGTCGAGGCCTACAACGCCGCACAGATCCGGAAATATGAGATTGGAATGGCTGCAGCAGCAGGAGCCACAACCCGATCCATCGCCCGTGCCCTCGGTGCAAGCGCAAAGGATGCGACCAATCTTGATGTGGCATTCTCTGATCACGTGTCAACGATCGCTGCCATACTCGCGTTCGTCGAGCTGGCACTTGCCATAATCATTTTCTCCATCGCATCCAAGCGCACCAACGCACAAAGACGGCTTGCCACGGGTGGAGGAGTGCCACAGAGTGCGCCTCAACCCCTGCCACAGAGCTACAGCACGCCTTCTCCACGTGTGGGGTTCGGTGGCAACTATGCACCAGCACAGAGCAACGGTGACCAGCACCCAAAAGCCTAACCCCGGTGGCAATAGTCTCCGGGGGTGCACGATCACCGCATACTCTGCCACGTGTGGCGCGGATCCCTGATCCCGTCGATGATGTCGACTGGCCCGACTCTCTCGAGCCAATTGCCACAGGTGGCAAAGAAGATTGCCATACGCTTCAACCTGCTGAAAATAAAGAGGTTGACGACGTGGCAAGCCAGATTCCCAAAAACGTTAGACTGTCTGTGGATCACGTCAGGGTGAGCGAAAACACATACGCCTTCCGGATCCGATGGAGCAATCCGGAAGGCGTTTCACCCAAAAGACCGGCCATCTATTACCAGTGGATCCACGCGGATGTGTTCAAAATGATTACGGAGGATAAAAACCAATATGGCAGCTACAAAGCCAGCATCATCGCCCAATTTGAAACCAGCTAGACCACCATACGCGCCAATCTCCCACACGTGGGAAATACCCGCGGCACTATATGAGATCAAGGCTCTGGCACAACAGAATCGAAACAATGAATTGATCGCCCTGGTTGATTCGGTCATAATGGTCTCTGGAGCCGACCCCCACACGTGGCAAAAGCTCAACCAACCCGAGGCCGTCCCCGCCTCTCTCACAGGAGGGTGATACGTGGCCGATCTCTCGACAATCTCAGTCAATCTTATCCACGCTGGTTTTGGACTGGTGGATGACCTGCCAGTCTTCACCGGGTCAGCGTGGGAGGAGCACGTTCAATCGTGGATGGATGCGGAATCAGAAGTCACAACCCACAGGTGGCGACAAGCTGCCATATGCGCATCCATCACCACCCACTATGGCGAATCTTCTGTGGAGAGGTTCGCCCAATCTGTAGGGTGCCATCCACGGCGGATCTACGAATACCGAGCCGCCTACCAACTCGCCCGCGCATTTTGCGAACGACCGCAAAATCTGGAGTTCAGCCATTTCGTGATCGCCTCAGCCGCTCCGGATCCAGTCGCAGCACTGGAGGCAGCAGCAGACCAGACAATGACGACCCGACAATTGAAGGCACACATCGCCGAGCAAGCTGCTCCACCAGTCGACGCCAGTCTCCCGGCCATCGTCGAAGATCGCGCGGTCCTGAAAGCATTTGAGGAGTTCGTCCAGGCTGGTCGGAATCTTGCCTATCGTGCACCAATCACCGGCGCGGCTGTTGCCTACGCAATTGAAGAGATCAAATACTCTCTCGAGCTTCCGGCGCAGTCAGTAGCAGATCGGATTGTTCACATCATCGGCGAGATGGGGATTAACGAGCTGGACCCGATCGCCAACACTATCGGCCAGCACCGGGATCGGGTCAAGGTCTGGCTCAATCGAATGGTGGAGGGTGGCAAGCTCGCTCTCCGTAAACAGGAACTGGACGAGCGGACTCCGGGAGGACGGGGGCCAGCTCGCACATACTATGAGGTCACAACATCATGACATACGAAGAATTGAGACTACTCTTTCCGCGATCCAGCGCAAAGAGAATGAAGATCTGGGGAGAGCAGCTTGGTTACTACTGCTCCATTTTCGACATTCACACGCCAGTCCGCAAAGCGGCCTTCATCGCACAGATCGGCCACGAGAGCATGAACCTGATGTTAGTCAGTGAGCTTTGGGGGCCAACCAGACAACAACAAAAATATGAACCGCCACACCAGCTTGCGGCCAAGCTCGGCAATACTCAACCTGGCGATGGATTCAAATTTCGTGGCCGTGGTCTGATTCAGATTACTGGCCGCTCCAATTATGAGCAGGTCAGTCACGTTTTGGGCGACCAAGTCAACTTGCTAAAAAATCCGGATCTGCTCACGACTCCTCAGTATGCGGTCAAGTCCGCTTGCTGGTGGTGGCAGTCTCGAGGCCTCAATCAAATTGCTGACGAGAACACCGAAGAGAGCTTTGAGAAGATCACGCGCATCATTAATGGTGGCCTGACTGGTTGGGACGACAGACTCGACAGATGGATTCACGCGAAAAAAATATTACGTGCGTGATAGTGTAGGGGGGTATCATTGTGACGTTCCTTTCTTGGCTGGGGGAGACAGTGATGTCTCTCCCTTTTTTTATGGAGGATTCAAAATGAACTGGAATGTGTGGATCAAAGGGCTGGTAGCGGCGATCGTCGGTGGCGTTGCAAACTCGACCACGATGATGATCGTCGATCCGGCAACGTTCAACATCTATGAGGGCGGCTCGAAGCTGGTGACCCTTGCCGTCACGTCTGCCGTATTCTCGGCAGCCTTCTACCTTGCTAAATCACCACTCCCGGAGAACAACTAAATGCGAAATCTTTTTCTTGGACTGATCGTCCTCATCGGTCTTTCGTCGGTTGCGTGCTCTGACAAGGGCAAGCAGCTTGCCGCATCAACTGACAGGGTCGCCGGATATATCGGCGTCGGTCTGATCATCGTCGATCAGCAGACCTCCACGGGTCAGATGTCGCCTGAAACTGGCGTGGCTATTGTCACGGCACTCCGCCAGGTGAATACCCTGAATGGCCAGCTTGTGACCGAGGCCAAGAAGTTTATTGACGCTGACGGCAACTTGGCATTGACTGGAGACGGTCAACAGAACCTTCTCAACATCCTTGCCAGCTCCAACAGCATCGTCAACACACTGGTCAATGATCCTCGAGTCCTGAACCTGTCCGAACCAAAACGAAACGAGATCATTGCCGTGGCTGCCAACCTGTCCGCAACCATCGCCAGCATTGGCGAATTGATCAAAACAACCAAGACCAGCAAGGGGGCCAAATGAATATCATCGACCTGCTGTCGACTCTTCCCTCTTTCCTGCTCCTGATCACCAACGAGCTGATCAAAGAGTCTGCCCGTACCGGCAAAACTCCGGCGCAGCTCCTCGAGGATGCTGGCCTCAAGATCGATGCCAACGAGGAGAAGGCAGTCGAGCTGCTGGCCAAGCTCAAAGGGCAGTAGACTTCCCTACCCCGGCATACGGGCCAGCACCCTCGGGGGCGTATAGCCTCACGCCGGGGAACTGAGGGATACGCTGGCCCACCAACTACAGGCACAATCAATGATCCCCGTGGAAGAGAGACAAATGGACAAGGACTATATCGACGTTACAGTATCGAGTATCATTGCGCTGGCCTTTGGCTGGTTGGTCAAGTCGTTTACATCCGCCAGTCGAAAAGAGGTTGACGAGATCCGGCAGGAGATGCGGCACTTTGTCACGACTCGATCATTCGACAAGGAACTGCAGGGTATTCAAAACCGTCTTGATCGGATCGAGGACAAGATTGATAAGCTAGTTGACAAATAACAAGTATGACAATCAAAAAGAAGGCTACCAAAATGAAGGCCAGCAAGCGTCAATCCCCGGCGCGGCCATCGACACATCGCATTGACGATAACGAGCTGGCTCAAGCTCTGCAAAACTCCAACGGCAATATAAGCCACGCTGCCCGGTCAATGGGTATCTCACGTTTTGCCATTCACTCCCACATCAACGCAAGCCCCGAACTACAACAGATCCTGGACGACGCTCGACAGACAATGCTCGACGAGGCCGAGAACGCCTTGCTTGCCGCAGTCAGGAATCAGCAAGGTTGGGCGGTCTGCTTCACGCTCAAGACAATCGGCCAAGAGCGCGGATATATTGAGCGAGCAGATCAGAGTCACTCGGGGTCAGTCGAGGTGGTGATCAGGCGTGAAGACCGCAAGCAAACAAATTAAACTGATCCTGCCTGTCCTTCATCCCGGACAACAGCAAATAGTTGATGAGGCTCGGCGGTTCAACGTGCTCGCCTGCGGTCGACGTTTCGGCAAGACGAAGCTGGGTATTGATCTGGTAATTGACAGGGCATTGGACGGATACCCGGTCGGCTGGTTTAGTCCGACCTATCGAATGCTCGGCGAAGTCTGGAAAGAGATCGTCGAGACGACAAAGCCAATTCAAACGAGAGTCGCGAAGCAGGAGCATCGGATCGAGCTGCTGACCGGTGGCGTCATTGACTGCTGGTCACTTGACGCTGCTGACTCTGTGCGTGGCCGGAAGTATGCGCGGGTGATCGTTGATGAAGCTGCGATGGTGCCAGACCTCGGTGACAGTTGGCAAGCGGCCATTCGTCCGACGCTGACCGACTACACCGGTGACGCCTTCCTGCTGAGTACGCCTAAGGGCGTTAACTTCTTCCACGAGTGTTACAGCAGGGGAGTCGACCCGGCACAACCTGACTGGAATGGATGGCACGCGCCTACTACAGCCAATCCCTACATTGACCCGGCTGAAGTTGAAGCCGCCCGTCTCGAGCTGCCTGAGCAGATCTTCAGGCAAGAGTATCTGGCGGAGTTTCTCCAGAATGAGGGCGCGGTATTCAGGAACATTGACGCATGTCTGCACGCCGACAATAAGACAGAGCATCGAGGACATAGCCTGATGGCCGGAGTCGACTGGGGGCAACAGAACGATTTCACGGTGATCAGCGTCGTCTGTGCGACGTGTCGACAGGAGATCGAGCTTGACCGGTTCAACAAGATCGAGTGGGCGTTTCAACGGGCACGGCTCAAGACCATCATTGAGCGGCACGGGTGCATGGCCGTCATGGTCGAAACCAACTCCATCGGCGGTCCTAACCTCGAGGCTCTCCAGCGTGAGGGGTTGCCCGTCCGGGGTTTCGAGACGACTGGCACGAGCAAGCCACCATTGATTCAGTCATTGGCATTGGCACTCGAGCGGGTCGAGCTGCAGTGGCTGCCGGATCCAGTCGGGCGTACCGAGCTGCTGGCATATGAGAGCAGGCGCAATGCCACGACAGGCCGGATCTCATACTCTGCACCTTCTGGCGGACACGATGACACCGTGATGGCCCGTGCATTGGCATTACATGCACTGCATCGTGGCAGCGTTGGCACAGCATACTGATGGCATATAAGCCTTTAACCAATGAGGAGATCACCGACTTAATCCGCGTATATATCAGCACGGATTACAACCAACTGCGGACTCATCGAGAAAGCGGCATTTCCTATAACGCAGTCCTCAAATATGTCCACAAGTGGCGCAGTGGACAATTGGCACATCTGGATCTGCCAAATTATGAAGAGTTACCAGGTCAAAAAAATCCTCGATCACAGAGTGACCCGGAAGAGAGCTTTACCACAAAAGATTATCGACGGCAGATTACAGCAATCAAACGTGAGCGGGATGAGATCCTCAAGGAACGTGACGAGCTTATTCAGGGCGCAGAGTTTGCCAAGCTGGTCAGAGAGGTAAAACACGAGGTTCCACGATGGATTGAGCGCAAACCATCGAAAGGCTCTCGAGCCGCTATTCCGACGGCATTTCTTTCTGACCTGCATCTTGACGAGGTGGTCTATCCGGATCAGGTCAATTACGTCAACGCATATAATCGAGAGATCGCAGAAAAGCGGTTGCGCTTATTTTTTGATCACGTGGTGGAGCTATCGCGTGATTATCTGCACGGGTTGACCTACGAGGGCATCGTCCTACCACTTGGTGGAGATCTCTTTTCCGGAATCATTCACGAGGAACTGGTTGAGACGAACGTGGGCACAATATTTGAATCACTGCTTTATTGGGCGGAGCCAATGGCCGCCGGGATCCGGCATTTAGCCGATGTCTTTGGGCGTGTCTTCCTGCCGTGTGTGGTTGGCAATCACGGGAGACGTCAACGCAAGCCGCACGCAAAGAATAGAGCACAGGATAATTTTGACTGGTTTTTTGCTCATCTCTTGGCCAAGTTGTTGACAGGCCAGAAGGGAATCAGCTTTGCGATCTCTCCAGCCGCCGATCAGCCTTATACCGTCTACTCAACCAGGTATCTACTCACACACGGCGATCAATTCCGGGGTGGATCCGGGATAGCTGGTATGCTCTCGCCGCTGATGATCGGTGATGCCAGAAAGCGCGAACGAGAAAACGCTGTTCGTCGACCATACGACTATATGATCATGGGACACTGGCATCAGCTGGCATTTCTTCGAGGTCTGATTGTCAATGGTTCATTAAAGGGTTATGACGAGTACGCCTTCATTTCCAATTTTCGGTATGAGCCGCCACGTCAAGCATTTTGGATTACTGACGCCAAGCACGGGGTGACAATTCAAGCACCTATTCATGTGACTGGAGTTGACGAGCAATATACATCGGCCAGCGGAGATCAAGCCGTGGTGGTTATGGGCAGCTTGGAAAAGAAATAATTTATGGCCGACATTGCTGAAGAGATGGAGAAGCGGTATCAGCTGGCGAAGAAATACAATCCGTGGATGGCAATCGGCTATCTGGAATTCGTGGTTGACCAGCTGCGACAAAAAGTGACAGAGTTGGAAGCGGAGAATGAGCAGCTCCAACAAAAATTAAACGCGGAAAAAGTGTAACGGTAGACACGTATGGGAATCTTTGACCGAGTAAAAGCAGCTTCCATGGCCTTCCGCTATCCGTCCAACCTAACACATCGGGGCGGGTCGTTCCTGTCAATGGCTCCTCGAACCTTCCCATACGAGAACACCGACCCCATTGCCAACTCAGCAGTCATCAACACGCTTGCTTGGATCCAGCGGAATTTTAATCAAGCAAACTTTGGCGTCTACCAGAAAGACCGTGACGGCAATAAGACTGAGCTTGCCGACCATCCGTTGACCCGGCTGATGTACTCGCCAAATACAGGGTATGGTGCGGCGTCAATGTGGGCGGCAACGCTCCTGTCATACCACCTGGACGGCAATGCCTACTGGGTGAAGGAGCGCAACGCTCGAGGCTTTGGCGTCCCGACTGCCATCTGGTATGAGCCGCACTGGAGCATCAAGCCTCACTGGCCGGATGACGGATCAACATATATCGATTATTACGAGCGGCGCATAAATGGCAGTATTGAGCGTGTACCGGTTGAGAACGTCGTCCATTTCCGCAATGGCCTGAACCCGGCCAACCCTCGGTATGGTCTCTCGCCCTTGAAAGCCTCTCTGCTGCAAGTTTTCACTGACACTGAGGTGTCACTATGGGTCGCTGCTCTCTGCCGCAATATGGCGATTCCTGGCGTGATTGTCAGTCCTCAAGAGTCGATAGGGATGACTGCTGAGAAGGCGGAGCAGATCAAGCAGACGTGGAAGCGAAAGTTCGGTGGCGACAATCGGGGTGAGCCGTTGATCCTCGACTTTCAGGCGTCCATCGATACGCTTGGCTACGATCCGAAGACAATGGAGTTCGGAGCGATCACCAATCTGGCCGAGTCCCGGATCTCTGGCGCAATGGGTATCCCGGCGATTGTGGCCGGGCTATCTGCTGGCCTTGACTCCTCGACCTACAACAACCTGGCCAACCTGAAGAAGAGCGCGTTCGAAGAGTGCCTTCTCCCAACTTATGACATCTTCGGCCAGACGATCACGGCGCAGTTATTGGTCGACTTCGAGCGGGATCTTCAGACACGACGGATCAAGGCATACTTTGATACGTCCGAGATCAGAGCATTACAAGAGAACCAGAGCGAGAAAGAGGCTCGAGCAATCGCCGCTTATTCAGCAGGAGTCGCAACCCTCAACGAGACACGGGCGCAGTTTGGCTATGATCCGGAGCCTGATGGCGATTTCTACCTAATGCCAAGCAACGTCCAGCCCGTCACTCTTGACGTCGTGATGGATCAGATCAGCGATCCACCATCACCACCAGTTCTGCCGACGGACACGCTACCTCCGGGACCGGCAGCAGGCGAGACCGGAGAAGACTCCGCAAAGTCCATGTCTCCCCACTTATCTATCAAGTCGGTCGGCTGGAATGGGCTGACCCTTCGCCGTCAGCCGACCGAGCTTGAGGCGCGGATGTTGAAAGCTCTCGATGATGCCTATCAGCAGGGCAAGACCTCCATGGAAGGCACGCTGCTTGCGCTACGTTCGCGCTACATCGATCAGATGGCCGAGGAGCTGGGTGACCTAGACCCCTCTGCTTATTACCTCGCCACGGTCAACACAACCGATAAAGACCGTGGCACGATATACGCACTCCTCTCCGCTCTCTTCCTCCGGGGGGCTGGATTGATCGTTGAGGAGTTGCGGAATCAGGGCGCGTCGATCGGTGACCAGTCGGCGCGTCCTGATGAAACGTCTATGAGATCCATGGCCGGTGCGATCGTGAGCAGGATTGCTAATGACGTCCAGGCACGGGCGACTGGTGCGGCTATCACCGCTTCCCTGCTGGGCCTGACTGTTGTTGATAACGTCCGAGAGGCAATGAATTCAGGTTCACTGTCCTACACAACACGATCGGCAGCAGAGGCGACCAACTGGGCACTCTCGCAGGGCCGGGATGCGGAGATCCAAGAGCAGGCTGATCAGATCGAATATTTGGTCTACTCAGCCGTCCTCGACAACAACACCTGCTCACCGTGTGGCGATTCGGACGGTATGGGCGGCCAGCTGGGCGAGATCCCAGCCGTCCCTAATCCAGCGTGTGAAGGTGGGGCGCAGTGTCGGTGCGTGCATATCCCGGTAATGGCGCAGGAATTCAAGGCTCAGTATCGAGGAGTTGAAGTCGACCTTACCCCGACCAGCGGAATGAAGGCCGAGGCCAAGCGCGGTCTCGAGTGGCGTCGTGAGTTCAATCGTGGTGGCACTCCGGTCGGCGTGGCTCGTGCGCGGGACATCAGCAACGGCAAGGAGTTATCCCCGCAGACAGTCAAGCGCATGTATTCCTTCTTCTCTCGCCACGAGGTCGACAAGCAGGGGCAGGGCTTCTCACCAGGTGAGGACGGCTACCCCTCAGCCGGGCGCATTGCGTGGGCATTGTGGGGCGGGGATCCGGGGTATACCTGGGCCAAGGCGAAGGTCAAGCGGTTCGAGAACATCGATGAGGACAAGGGATGAACGAGAAGAGATTCGACGACATTCAACGCAAGACGCTCTCCTTCGAGGTCAAGCAGGCTGAGATGGCCGACGGGGGCCAGTATGCCGGGGAGTTCACCGGATACGCTGCCGGAATCCTCAACATCGACAACACCGGCGATATGATCCTCCCTGGCGCGTTTGCCGCTGATCTGCCCCGCTTCCTCAAGGAAGGCGTCGTCTGCTGGCAGCATGATTGGATGAGTCCGATTGGCGTTCCGGTCGACGCGGCTGAGGATGGCTATGGCCTGCTGACCCGCTCCCGAATCTCCCGCACCAGCAAGGGCATGGACGCGATGACGCTCATTCGTGATGGCGTCGTCAAGAAACTGTCCATCGGATACCAGGTGCAGGATTATGACGTTGTTGATCGCGCGGGACTCGCGCGAACGGTGGCCGCATATGGCCTGCCGGTTGAGAAGCAGATGGCGATCTTGGCCAGCTTTGACGAGCAGGGCCGGGATGTCGTCTATCTGCTGAAAAAACTCCGACTGTATGAATACTCGCCGGTGACTGTACCGGCCAACGATAAGGCGGTGATAATGGATGCAAAACAGCTGACTGGTTTGTCATTCGTTGACCATTCCCGAGCCGTGCTGACCGCGGTTGAGGGGCTTAAGACGCGCATTGCAGAGATCACTGAAATGCGCGAATCACAAGGGCGCAAAGGGAACCCGGAACACGGCAAGGCCTGTGCCGAGATGGCCGACGAGCTTGAGAAAGCTTGCGGGCGTTTGCGGAAAATGGCTGGCGAGCTGGGAATGGGCAACGGCGAAGGCGAGGACGAGGAGGAGAATCCCGTTATGCCTGAGATGGAGTATGCCAAGACCCTTTACGCCGAATTTCTCAAACTCGAAGCACGGCGGCTCGGAGCTGCCTAATGAAAGGAACTTATGACGAAACTGCAAGAGAAGATTCTTGCCGCTGACAAGCTCAAATCAGAGCAGAGAGCGGTTTTTGAGAAGCATGCGGATGTTTCGGCGATCCCTGCCGAGCAACTCGCTGAGATCAAGTCACGGAATGAGCAGATTGCGGCCCTCGATGCCGAGATCAAGCAGCTTGAGGAGGTCGAAGCGATGCGCAGCACGGCCATCACCTACACTCACAGCGGTGGCGCGACCAACGTCAAGTCGGATAACGCCATCCCCACCCCGGCCATCGAGTTCGCTCGGGTCAGCAAGGTGAAGAACTTCAAGGGTACGGTCAACGGCAAGAGCGCTGACGAGCGTGCCTATCGCTTCGGCAGGTGGTTCAAGGGCACCATCGTCGGTGATCCGCAGTCAGCCCAGTGGTGCAAAGACAACGGCATCCAGACCAAGGCTCTGTCAGAGGGTACGAACTACCTCGGCGGCTATCTGGTTCCGCCGGAGTTCTCGACCGACATCATTGATCTCCGCGAGGAGTACGGCGTTGCCCGTCGTGTTGCTCGTGTCGTTCCGATGGCGTCGGATACGCTGACCATCCCGCGCCGCGTCGGTGGCCTGACGGCTTATTTCGTCGGCGAGGCTGCGGCCATCACCGCCAGCGACAAGACCTGGGATCAGATCAACCTCGTGGCCAAGAAGCTCGCGGCCCTGACCCTCTGGTCGAGTGAGCTGAATGAGGATGCCATGATCTCGATCGGCGACGACCTCGCCGGTGAAATCGCCTATGCGTTCTCGCAGAAAGAGGATGAGTGCTACTTCAACGGCGACGGCACTTCGACCTATGGCGGGATCACTGGCGTTCGGCAGAAGCTGCGCGACGTTGATTCCACCATCGCCAACATCAAGGGGCTTCAGGTCGCCACCGGCAACGCCTACAGTGAGATCGTCCTGAGTGACTTCCACGGTGTCCTCGGTCGGCTCCCGCTGTTCGCCCGTGCCGGTGCGCAGTGGATCATGAGCGCGACGTTCTTTGACACCGTCGCCCACAAGCTCCAGACGGCTGCTGGTGGTAACACCGTCGTCAACATCGCCGATGGTGGCGTCTCCCGGTTCCTCGGATACCCTGTCGTTCTCTCGCAGGTCATGCCGACGACCGAGGCCAACTCGCAGATCTGTGCGCTCCTCGGCAACTTCCGTCAGGGTTCCACGTTCGGCGATCGCCGTCTCCTGAGCTTGGCTCTGTCGACCGAGTACAAGTTCGCCGAGGATCAGCTGGCGATCAGGGGCACGGAGCGATTCGACATCAACATCCACGACGTGGGCAACACCAGCGCGGCTGGCCCGATCGTCGGACTCATCACGGCTGCGGCCTAAGGGAGGTGATCTGAATGCACGGAATGAAGAAAGAAAAAACGTCTATCCTAATCGTGCCGCAGCTCGTGACTCACGGAGCCACGGCGACGGCCAACCTCGACTGCAAAGGCGCGGGTGATGCTGAGATCATCGTCACTCTCGGCGCGCTGGCCGGGGCCGGTACGGCTCCCAGCTCGATCAAGCTCTATGAGAGTGATGACACCGTCGTCACCAACTTCGCCGAGATCACCGCGCTGTCCACCGGGGCGGCCGCGGTTGGCGCGTCGGAGTCGGTGCGGTTCTTCGTGGATCGGTCAAACGGGGCGCGAAAGCGTTACCTCCGCGTGGCGATTACCGTCCCATCTGGCTCGACCAACTCAAACATCACCCTGGCGGCAGTGGGCCGACTCGACAACAATCAGGAAGACGCGTCCTCAACGTCTGAGTACGGTTCCAACGTCGTCAAGGAGGTCTAGTCTATGAGATTGAATCTTGGGGGAGGCAATCAAAAGATCCCGGGATTCATCAATGTCGATCGTTTGCACGGGCAGGAAGTTTTCCCCCTTCCTGCCTATGCGGACGGTTCTGTTGATGAGATTCGAGCAAGCCATATCCTTGAACACTTCGGGCATCGTGAGGTTCCGGAAGTTCTCAAGGAATGGGTGCGGATATTGAAACTTGGCGGAGTGCTACGGCTGGCTGTGCCGGACTTTGATTACATTGTTCAGCATCGCCACGACGAGCTGCCGCTAGAAAGCTATTTGATGGGCGGCCAGAGTGACGACAATGACTTCCACAAGTCCATTTACACAGAGCGCAAGCTGCGGGATCTGATGCGATATGTGGGCCTGACGGATGTGACACGCTGGCAGTCAGAGATTCAGGATTGCGCATCGCTGCCGGTATCGCTGAATCTTCAGGGCATCAAGACGGCAAGTGCGCAGCAGGTTGAGGGGCGGGTTGAGGTCAAGGCGAAAGTCTCGGCGATAACCTCGATTCCGCGACTGGGTTGGAATGATCATTGGGGTGCGGTCTGGCAGGCATTGCGCACACCAGAGTTTAATATCCCGCTGTTCAAGTTCGGCGGGGCATTCTGGGAGCAGGGCATGCAGCGCGGCCTGACGGCGATGATGGAGAACGGCACCGAGTGGGCCTTGTGCCTCGACTATGACACGCTGTTCGATGCCAGCGACGTGAAGGAGATTCTCACCCTCGCGGCGATGTATCCCGAGGCTGATGCAATTGTTCCGGTGCAGGTACGGCGCAACAATGAGCAGTTCTTGTTCTCGATGAAAGACGAATTCGGGAATATGCGCCGGTCGGCCGATATCACCGAGTTTGACCCCGACTTGACGCCAATCGAAACGGGTCATTTCGGGATGACGCTGATCAAGCTGGCGGCCCTGAAGGATATCGCCAAGCCGTGGCTCTGGTCGCAGCCTGACGAGAATGGCGAATGGTCGGACGAGCGATGCGACGCCGACATTTACTTCTGGCGCAAGTTCCGCGCAGCTGGCAAGCGCGTCTATCAGGCCAATCATATCAAGATCGGCCATCTCCAGATCATCTCCAGCTGGACGACCAACGACTGGAAGATCAAGCATCAATATCTGTCTGACTGGACGGAGAACGGGAAGCCAAAGGAGTGTCGCCGTGAAGATTGAGCTGATCAAAGCGTGGGGATATGCGGCACCGGGGGAGGTGATCGACCCTCCTCCAGGGGTGGCCGCTCTGCTGATTGAGCGCGGCATTGCCAAGCCAGTCGAGGAGAAGCAGGCATTTTCAGACCGGTGGAACAAGCGCGAGAGCCGTCCACCACAACCCCGGCAGGAGGTAGCACGTGGCCGCAAGTGATTATGTGACGATGGATCAAGTCAGGGCCTATGTCTATCAGTCGCAGGATGCTGACGAGGATCTATTGATCGGAATCATGAGCCGTGCTGCGCGAATCTTCGACGCGGCCTGTTCCCTTCCCGAGGGCTATTTCACCCAGGGCAGCGCAGGCCAGACGGCGTCGATCCGGTATTTCTGGGGAGAGGGGACGGATTATCTAAAGATCGATCCGCACCTCTCCACCCCTGCTCCGACTGTGACGATGCCATCAGGATTCGCCGTTCTCAACTGGGTGGCGGTTAACCCATATGAGCGTGCGCGGCTCAATATGCCGGGGGAATTCTTTCTATCGCGTCGCTACGGTGACGACTACTCGACGCTTGGCGCACTGGCGGAACGGCGTGACTTTTTCTTTGCCGAGTTCAGCAACCAGGTTGACTACGTCGGCTGGCCAAATGGAATTCGCGTTGGCGTCACGGCCAAGTGGGGCTGGAACAGCACGCCCGAAGAAGTGCAAGAGGCCGTGCTTGAGACAATCGCCAATATCTGGCGCAGCAAGGATCAGGGCTACGCGAGAGCCGTGGCCATTGATGGCGTGGCGGTCATCAACTCGCCGCTTTCTCCTCGGGCGCAGATGATCGCCGATGGATACAAGACAGGTCGGGGGATGTTCGCGTGAGATTCGCCGTAACAGTAGACGGGGTGCAGATGACAACAAGGGCGTTTAGGACGCTCGATGAAAATCTGCGCGATTTTCGCCCCGTCTGGCCTGAAATTCATATGTATTTTCTGCGCGGGGTGGTCGAGCAGTTCGAGAGCCTCGGGACACGTGGTGGCCAGCGGTGGCAACCCCTGTCAGAACGATACGCCAAGTGGAAGGAAAAGAAGTACCCCGGCAAGCCGATTCTCGTCAGAACCGAGCGGCTCAAGCGATCGCTGTCCCTGGGCGGCAGTGAGCCTGATCAGGTGAAAGACTTTCAACCGCTGTCAGCCACGTTTGGGACTCGCGTCCCCTATGCGCGATA